AAATTCACCAAAACCAGAAATTACTACGTTCAATGAAAAAACTGGCGTAAAAGGCGATAGTGGGAGTCGAAAAGGTGACAGCGGGAATCGTGTTGTCAGTAAAAAAGAACTGGCGGATTCCGGACTGAGCTTGCGTGACTTCTTGAACAAAGAGCGTGGATTGACTCGTCGTGGTGAGCCTGCGGCTAAACCTGCTCCTAAAGCTGATACGGCTCCAAAACAAAGCCAAGCTGAAAAAGACTACGCTGAAGCTGAAGCTAAAGCTAAGACTCCTGAAGCTAAGGCAGAGCGGGATAAACAAATAAAAGGCCAAGCGGCTGAAAATATAACGGGTGACTTTATACCTATGGGTAGGCTGGCAAAAGCTGCTGGCGCTGCTGGTACGGCACTAGCTAAGTTTGGCGGTCCTAAAGGTCTTACTATGGCTGAGCGGCAAGCTTTGCCAGCACCGGCTCCTAGGCTCACTGGCCCCTCTAAAGCTGATTTGGTTTCCCGTGATCGCGCTGCTCGCGCTGCCGGGCGTCAAGAAGAAATGCTGAAAGAAAACGCATCTCGGTATGGTTTAGACCCTAAGTCCGCTGGGTATGAAGGCGTTTCTAAAGCGGTGCGTAAAGAACTTGGGGATGGTAAATTTAGTTTAGGTATGAAACGTGGTGGGGCAGTCAAATCCTCTGCATCATCCCGTGCTGATGGTATTGCCCAGCGTGGTAGGACCAAAGGTCGGACGTACTAATGCCTAGCTCGTCAGGTAAGCAGCACAGATTCATGGAGGCGGTGGCCCACAATCCATCGTTTGCCAAGAAAGTAGGAGTCCCACAGTCCGTGGGAAAAGAGTTCAGCAACGCCGATAAAGGCAAAACTTTTAAAAGAGGTGGTGATATGGCAGGCAAAATGAACCCCGGCATGATGGCCATGATGGCCAAGAAAAAATCTACAAAAATGGCCAGTGGCGGTATGCCCATGGTTATGAAAGATGGTAAAAAAATGCCAGCTTTTGCTGCTGACGGTAAAGGCGCAATGAAATCTGGCGGCATGGCTAAAAAGATGATGGGCGGCGGTATGGCTTACGCCAACGGCGGCTCTGCATCTAGTCGCGCTGATGGTATTGCTCAAAAAGGCAAGACCAAAGGCAAAATGATGGCTAAGGGCGGTCGCGCCTGCTAAAGGGGTAAATCATGAAGGATGAGTACGAAAATTCCAATGAGCTTCGTAAATACAAAACACCTGAAGATGTAGCTGAAGAAAAAGCGGCAAAAAAAGCTGGTGCTGCTTACGATAAAGCCATGCCTGAAGCTGATACAACTTTTGGAAAGTTAAAACAGAAAGCAACCGACTTAAAGCAAAAGGCAACTGACGTAGAAAAGAAAGTGCAAAGTTCCATAAAAGATTTTACTGAAACTCCGGCAGGAAAGGTGTTGAAGTATGCTGATCCAATCATGGGCCCAGCCCGTGCTGCCATGGATGCCGTAGGCGTTGCTAAAGACATGTATAGAGATAAAAAAAATCGTGAGCCATTAGATAGCGTACCAGGACAGGAATACAAAAAAGGTGGCAAAGTCTCTGCTTCTTCTCGCGCCGATGGCTGCGCCACCAAGGGTAAAACCCGCGGAAAGTTTGTATGATTTCCAGTCGCGGCATGGGGGCCATGAACCCGTCCAAGATGCCCAAAGGTGTTAAGAAGGCACGTCGGGACGACACGGACTTCACTGAGTACGCCGAAGGCGGGAAGGTGAATGCGGCTGGGAACTACACTAAGCCGGGCATGCGTAAACGGATTGTGTCCCAGGTAAAAGCTGCGGCTACACAGGGAACAGGCGCAGGTCAGTGGTCTGCTCGTAAAGCTCAGCTTGTGGCTAAGAAGTACAAGGCTGCTGGTGGGGGATACAAAGATTGAAAGCGCCGCAGACTTCCCTTAAAAACTGGGGTGACCAGAAATGGCGTACCAAGTCGGGGAAGCCTTCGTCAAAAACAGGTGAGAGATACTTACCTGAAGCAGCAATCAAGTCCTTGTCTCCCGCCGAGTACGCAGCAACCACCAAAGCCAAGCGTGCGGGCAAGGCAGCAGGCAAACAGTTTGTGGCGCAACCCAAAAACATTGCAAAGAAAACGGCAGGATTTAGATGACCACAACCGGCGTTACATCGTTTAACCCCGACTTCACGGAGATTGCCGAGGAAGCGTGGGAGAGGGCTGGCCGTGAGATGCGTTCTGGCTACGATCTGCGTACCGCACGCAGGTCTATGAACTTGATGACCATCGAGTGGGCCAATCGTGGTCTAAACATGTGGACGATTGAGGCTGGGTCTTTCCCGCTGGTGCAGGGATTGAATACTTATCCGCTGCCATTGGATACTATTGACCTGCTGGATCATGTGATCCGCACGGGCGGCAACAGCAGCACTACTCAAGCTGACTTGTCCATCACGCGTATTAGTGTTTCTACCTACGCCACAATCCCCAACAAATTAACCCAAGCCCGGCCTATTCAGGTCTGGATTCAACGTCTGTCTGGTGAAACCAGCACGACCACTTTGACGTTGGCAAGCACTATCACCAGCACAGCCACCACACTTACCCTAAGTTCGACTGTGGGACTGGCATCATCTGGCTACATCAAGCTGGACAATGAGACCATGTACTACGGCTACATTGACGGGAACACTTTGAACAGTGTGTTTCGCGGGCAAAACAACACTACGGCAGCGGCTCACACCGCCGCAACAGCCGTCTTCGTGCCCCAGCTACCCGCTGTGACTGTGTGGCCAACCCCTGATGGGTCCACCTCCTACGAGTTTGTCTACTACCGCATGCGTCGCGTTCAAGATGCTGGTGCTGGTGTAGAGACCGCTGACATGAATTTCCGCTTCCTGCCCTGTGTTGTGGCGGGCTTGGCGTACTACATTGCAATGAAGGTCCCTGAACTGCAAGGACGCATGGACATGCTCAAAGCGGTATATGACGAGCAGTTTGGCCTAGCCGCAGGGGAAGATCACGAGAAAGCAGCGATCCGCTTTGTACCCAGACAGTCCTTTATTGGGGGGAGCACTCCGTAATGGGTAATCGGTTCTCCTCTGGCAAGTTTTCAATTGCCGAGTGCGATCGGTGCGGGCAGCGTTTTAAACTCAAACAGCTTAAAAATGAGGTCATCAAGACTAAGCTGTACCAGATTAAGGTGTGCCCAGAGTGCTGGGACCCGGACCAACCGCAGTTACAGTTGGGTATGTATCCGGTGGATGATCCTCAAGCGGTTCGTCAACCCAGGCCAGATACAACCTATGTGACTTCGGGTATCAACGCGGGCGGATTTCCATCTGGCGGGTCAAGAGATATTCAATGGGGCTGGAGACCGGTGGGCGGGTCTAGCTTCTTTGATGTAGATTTAACGCCAAACTACTTGGTGGCAACGGCAAGTGTTGGTACAGTAACGGTAAGCGTAACTTAGGAGCGAACATGGACAAGAAACAAGTCAAGGCAATTGCCGACACAGAGGTGAAGGCGCATGAAAAGCGCATGCACGTCAAGGGCATGAAAAAAGGCGGGCCCACTAGCATGGACCGTAAAACATACGGCAAGAATTTATCTCGCGCAATGAACCAGAAATCTGGGAGCAAATAATGGCTACATTCAGCAAAAAAATGATGGGTAAAGAAGTTGGTTCTGCCAGTGTTTACGCCGCACCACACACCATGGACGGCAAGCCAACGCGTATTTCTGAGAACCCTGGCAGTGGACCAGACCTCAGTCGCGCAGATACGGAAGACATGTCGGTGGGCAATATCAGCAAGTCTGGTGGCGGCGCAACTAAAACCAGCGGTATCAAGATTCGTGGTACTGGCGCAGCTACCAAAGGTGTGATGGCTAGAGGGCCAATGGCCTGAGGTTTATATGGCACTGACCTATGCCCAACTTGTAGTCGCTGTTAGCGATTATTGTGAAAACACGTTCAACACCACGGACATGAACACAATGATCAAACAGGCTGAACAGCGTATCTACAACACTGTTCAGATTGCAAACTTGCGTAAGAACGTAACAGGAACGCTCACGGCTAGTAATAAGTA